GCCGAACCGCCGCCGCCGGCAACGCCGTCTGGGCATGGCAGTCTCGTGCACTGACGCGCTTTCTGCGCGCCGAGAAGCGGCGACCGCATGATCCCCTACCGCCCCACCCGCGCGCACTGGTCGGCGCTGGCCCTCGCCGGCGCCGGCCTGGTCCTGGTGGCCATCCTACACGCCCTCACCGGAGCCTGACATGTTCACCAAATCCCGCGCAATAATCTATGCCCGCTACAGCCCGCGCCCCCAGCAGGCCGCGGACAACTGCGAATCCGCCAACATTCAGATAGGCAAATGCACCGGATACGCTGATATGCGCAACTTTGCACTTGCCGCCGAACCATTCATCGACAAGCTCACCAGCGGCTCTACCCCACTCGCCAAACGACCGGCCGGCAAGAAACTCGTCGCCGCCTTGAACAAACGCACCCCGATCGCCCACCACGTCATCATAACCAAACTCGACCGAGGATTCCGCAACGTCTCCGACTGCCTCGATCAGATTACCACCTGGGATCAACGCGGCATCACCCTGCACATCATCGACCTGGGCGGCGCCACGATCGACACCGCTTCCGCCACCGGCCGGCTGTTTCTGACCCTGCTCGCCGCGATGGCCGCCTGGGAACGCGGCATTATTAGCGAACGCACATCCGACGCCATGCGCCACAGCCAGGCCAACGGCCGGCGAATGTCCGACCAAACCCCCTATGGCTGGAAACGCGATCCACGCAACCCCGCCCTGCTGACCGAGATCCCCCGCGAGCAAGCCGGGATAGTCGCCATCGTCGAGCTACACGCAGCCGGCTACGGCCTACGCGAGATCGGCCGCGAGCTGATGCGTCGTGGCCGCCGCTGCCGCGGACGCGAGTGGCGACACAGCACCATCAAGCGCATTCTCCGCCGCGCAGGCTGCCCGTGACGCCCGCCGGCGGATCCGCCAGGTGCAACCCGAGATCAACCGCACACTCAGCGACCAGCCGCGGATTACAATCGTGGCCATGCTCGATCACCCACCGCGCCGCCTCGCTTACCCGCCACCCGCTGAGCATCATAAAGTGCCGATCCAGCACGTTCCGCACGGCCTGACGCTGCACATCCCGCCACTCGCGTTGACGCTCAGCAAACGGCCGGCCCTGACCGGTGTAGAATTGCAGCAGGCCCAGCCGGCGGAGTCGCTGACACGTCTTCGCAATCTGCCCTGCCACCAGCCGGATCCCGGTCGCCAGAAAGATCACGTCGATCAGATCGTCATAAGCCACTCCAGCAGCCCACAGCGCCTTATCACGCTCGCACAGCCACCCCTCAATCACGTTCTGCTGTGTCACCTTCAGCCGGTTTCTGGTCGGTTTCATGGATCAAACTCGCATGAGAGCCAATCTTATCCAGCCACCAGGCCGGCCAGCCTTCCGCTGGACCGCCCGGCAACTTCATAATGATCTTCCACTCGCGGAACAGCTCCGCCTGCGCCAACGGCAACAACCGCTGCCGCTGCCGCTCGGTCATATCCAGCGCCACCTTCCGCCGCGCCGCCATGACCGGATCGCCGTCGATGTACTGCGTCTGCATCATCGTCGCCGCCTTGCGCGCCATGCCACCTTTGAAGCCGCGTAGTTCCTTCGGCGCCGTGTACGCCCGCTCCGAACCCACCGACCGCAGCGCCGAGCGCACGTATCCGCCGACCAGCTTCTGCCGCAACCGGCGCGACGACTTCGAGGCATACCCCCACTCTAAGCGCTCCATCACCACCTTAACGCCGTAATACTCAACGGTCGCCTTTGCTCCCTGCTGACCATCGGTTGCCCACCCCTCAGCGATCAGCAAACCGGCAACTAGATTAATCAAGGCGTCATCAATAACCGACTCAGTTTCGGTCGGCGCGATGGGGTACCTCGTATGCATATTTATATCTCTATCTCTATGCTCTATGCGGTAAACCGGGGATAGAGTTTCATAGAATGCAGACCTTAATGGTGGAAGCAAGTCGGCCACGTATTCAGCGTACTCCTGTGCTATCATAGACTTAAGCGCACAATTCGGGAGCGCATTTAGCGCTCTTCCACACATAATGGCATCATTAATTTTTACGATTGGCTGCCAAGTGCGCAATTTCGGCGCCCACATTAGTGCGCCTTTTGCATCCACCCTAACTAAAGGCGAAGATCCGTCCGAAAGTTCTTCGAGTGCTTCTTCCGCCTGTTTGACTTCCCAATTCAGTTCCGCCGCCAGCCCTTCGACGGTCGTGCGCAAACTACCTACAATTGTAGTATGATAATGAGTTGCGACGAAGAAGAAGGCCAGCTTGGCGTATGTCGAGGCGTCCTTGAATTGCGGGTCATCCCACAGATTTGTCTGGATTTTTCGCCAGTCAGCCACACCCTGACTCCGAATCAGCCCCGCTTATCTTTTCGGCAGACATTACCATCGCCGCCAGCATAATGCAATCTTGACAGGCTACCATTCTAGGTTATATTTCATCAAGTTAGGTAAAGGTAGCCATGGTTTTACGCGATCATCAGCAAGTACCACCGTACACGCAGTACACGACTGCCCAGGTGGCCGTTCTGCTCAACATTAACCGGCAGAACGTAATAAAGAAATGCGCCTCCGGTGCGATCAAGGCCCGCCAGGACAACAAGGCCGGATTCTGGCGGATCTCCGCCGAAGCCCTTCGCGATTATTTGGGCGTGTCGCCCGCCACCCCGCTACCCACCCCCGATTCCCTCGACCCACAGGAGCCCGCCGATGATCAATGACCCGTTTTTCCCGGTCCCGCCCGGCGCCGAAGATCGCGGCATTGCCGCCGCCGACTTCGCCTTTCTGGTCCTCTTGGCCGCCGAGATAATTTCCGACCCTCAGCGCAAGCGCTCCACCGATGAGCACGTCCGCAACGCCAACACGCTAACCCATAAATACTTTGAAGCTCTACGACTGGGAGTCTGTTAATGTCCCTGCACGACTTCCCCCTACCGCACAACGACGCCGCGGAGCGCTCCACGCTTGGCAGCATGCTCCGCGAAGCATATGCGATCGACATGGCCATTGCCACCTTCGCACCCTTCGGCGCCGAAGTGTTCGATGTCCCGGCGCACCAGAAAATCTACAAGGTCATCACCGAGTTACACGCGCGCGGCAAGCCAATTGACGGCGAGCTGATCCGCGAGCTGGCCACGAAACGCGGCACATGGGACGAGTTCGATGGCTACAAGGGCTTAGCCGAGATGATCAACTCCGTAGCTTCGCCACTGCGCGTCGAATACTACGCAAGCATTGTTCGCGACAAGTACCTTTTGCGCAAAATCATGGGCACCCTGGACCTTTGCGGCCGGAAGATTCAAAAGCACGCCACCGCTGCCGAAGCCATCGAATTCATCCAAGGCGCCATCCTCGATCTCGACCGCCACCGCGAGATGCACAACGTCCAAACCGCCGGCGAGCTGGCCACCCAGGCTATCAAGTACCTGTCCGAACCCAAAGGCGATCTCCGCGGCCTGTACACGGGCTTCCCCCGCCTCGATCAATTCCTGGCCGGCCTGCAACCTGGCCAACTGCTCGTAATTGGCGCGCGCCCGGCTGTCGGCAAGACCGCCCTGGCCCTGAACATGGCCGCCCACATTGCCCTTCAGCGCCACCCGACGCTTTTCTTCTCACTGGAAATGGCCGCCGGCGAGCTGACCAACCGGCTCCTGGCATCCGGCTCACGTGTCCCTTCGCATAAGCTGCGCAAACGCCCAATTTGGGACCAGGACTTAAAAAAACTGGCTGGCGCCAAAGATGTACTGCTCGACTCGAAGCTGTACATCGACGATTCCAGCACACATACGATCCACTCCTTGCGCTCGGTCGCCCGCGTCGTGCATAACCGCCACCGCATCGAATGCATTTTCGTCGATTACCTGCAATTGCTCCGCGATCCCGAGTCCGCCAGGCGCAGCCGGCAGGAAGAAGTTGCCCGGATCAGCGGCTCGCTCAAGGCCCTGGCCCGCGACCTGGAGATCCCGGTAGTGGTTGTCTGCCAGCTCAACCGCCAACCCGACATCCACCAGAAGAAACCGCGCATGAGCGACCTGCGTGAATCGGGCGCGATCGAGCAGGACGCCGACGTGGTCCTGCTACTGCATCGCGATTTATATGCCCGGGAGGTCAAGGCCGACGAGAATCCGGACCCGACCGAAGTATCCGACGCCGAGCTGATCATTGCCAAGCAGCGTAACGGGCCGGTCGGCGTAATCAAGCTGCACTGGCACGCGAAGTACACCCGTTTCGACGTTCCGGCCGACCAGACCGCCAAACTTCTGTACGGCGACGAGAAGGCCGGCTACGACCCCGCCGACGACCTGCCCTACGACGTTGACGTATAACAGAAAAAGGAGTTCCACCAATGACAAACAAACAGTACTCGCGCTGGAAGGACTTCGCGCTGCGCATGGCCCGGACGTGTTACCGCACGTCTCGTCGGCCGCCCGTGGATTGGATCGTGGCGCAAGTCGAAGGTATTTTTGAAAGGGTTGAGCAGGACGACATCTGCTGCATCCGCGACTGGGATCACTCCGACGATTACCCGCCTGGACACCCATACCACCGCCAGGCTGGCTACTGGTATTGTCGGCAAGACCCGGCCACTTGTACCTCTGGCGACGTGGCGCATGGCACACACTGTCGCGGCGGCTTGCATTACAGGTTCGCCAGTGCGCCGCTGGTTGGCGACCTGGTGAATTCCATGCTGTCTTACGAGGAACCGGTGTTCTGCGACAAAGATGGCGAACCGCTGGATGATGATCGCGCGGACGTCGCCGGCGAGCAATGGGGCGAGCAATGGGGCGGGCCGGTGCTGTGCTGTATTCGCGCGGGACTGGACATGGCCAGTGCTCCCAGCGCGGGAGTGATCGGCTTCACGGCTGGCGACATCCGCGCGATGTACCCGGGCGGCGTGCCGGACTGGGTGTTCCCGCCCGGCGAGCGGCTGAGTTACTGGCCAGGCGGGGAGCCGGATGGATATTTCACCAAACTGCCGGACGCGGCCGTTGTCGTGCTATGAGGACGCCCAGCCACGCCGCCACGCGCAACGTCAAGCACGCCCAGCGCCCCCTGACCGCGCGCGAGCAGGCCGTCAATCAACTTCCGGACGAAGCCCGCGCGATCTACTGGTGCCTGGCCCTGGCCGACCCCCCCGGCCTGACGATTCGCGGTCTGATGAACATGATGGACACACGTTACCGGCGCGTGATCGAGCCTCACCTGGAAACCCTGTCAGCGGCCGGCCTGGTCCGCCCGACCATCAAGCATCACTGGCACGTAACCCCGGAGCAGCACGTATGACAAGCATATTATATCGCCTCAAACTCGGACATGACTTCGCGGCAGATTGCGCCTTCGCGTTACGCGCGGCCCAGTACCCCAGGAAACCCAAATTCCGCGCTGCTCGAATCATGCTACGTGCCTTCGTTATGCTGGCCATTGCTAAAAACATTTATCATGGTCGCCTTACCGGTCGCGAGATTGCCAAGCTGATCCTGGAAAAGTACCGCGCGCAATCCGTGAAACCCCATCAGGAGTTGACCGCCAATGCCCACCCTGGTTGAACGCCCGGACATGTTTGTGATCCTCGACGAGAACATGCGCCGGTCGATGGAGATCCCGGAAGGCCCGGCGTTACTCACCCTGGCATCGATCGGCCCACCGGTTCACGTGAACACGACCAGGCCCGTCCCGATCTTTTACCGCCTGGAGCGTCACGACCTCACCCGCCCGGTATTTTGTTGCCACCCCGACACCTGGCGCGACCACTACCTCGAACTCGAAGCCATCATCAGAGAGAACCCCGCGCGCGAACCGCTCTTCTGCACGCCGGACAGCCAGAGCACTTTGCGCGGCACAGTCCGATACGTTAAACCAGACCAGGAGCCCCCCGATGATTAACGACCACTGCCAGCTCCACCACCGCGTTTCGTGCCTGGTGTCCGAATCCATCCTGCGCGACGTCGTTGTCCGCCATTGTCGCATGTTAAAGTACGGTGACGTTGAGCGACGCCTGATCCCGCCCGACGCCCGCTTGATCGGCATACGGCCCGCGACCGAGACATATGGTTACATAGTTGATTTTGAACACTCGGCATTCACACCCGTAAACGAGTACGATTGCATTCTTCTGCACATCATGGAGCTCATCCCGAAGAATGGCATCGTGAAGGAGCCCCCCCGATGAAAAGTCAATCGATCGTGAATAACCCGCTCGCCGACCCGTTGCGCTGGTGCAAAAACTGCGGCTGGCTCCCCCGCCGCGCGTTCTTTTCGTTGCCGTATTCGCTCACCGCTGGCACTTTGGCCTTCGTTCTCCGCTGCCGCAAGTGCGAAGGTCGCCGCTTGCACGGCCGCGACCCCGTTGCCAGCACCGCTTCCCACGAACCGATACCGAAAGGAGATACCTAATGCCACCAGATTCCAGCGACATACAACGCGAAGAAGACAGTAAAAGCCTGGCCGCCAATCTATCCCAGGACTTGACCGCCCACATTGCCCTTCAGCGCCACCAGCATGAGCAGCTTCAGTCCCTCACCGACCAGCTCGAAGTCCTGCGCAAAGACAGCATAAAAGAATTCAACAAATGCCGCAACGACCTGGCCAGCCACAACGAACGCATCACCAGGGTCGAAAAACCCCTTTCAATCTACGCCGACGACGTTTACACCGTCGCCCGCTACAAAACCGACGTTCTTCCTCTCGACCAGCGCCTCAGCGCCCTCGAAACCCACTTCGCCCGCAATTTCCCACAAAGCATTATTCCCCTGGTCACCGCTGAGGAAAAAGACCAGCATTCCAGCGTTATGCTGGACTTATTAAAGTCTATCGCCTTCCACGAACGGATGCACATCGAGATAAGAAGCGCCCGCCAGAAGTACCCGCCCCTGGTCTCGATCCAGGAAGCCTACACCGTAATTCTGAAGCAGATTGACGATCTGCGCCGACAGGTATTCCAAAAGGGCCGGCGCGACGTTCCGGACATCCTGAAGCAACTGGTCCAGATCGCCACCATGTCGTGCCGCGCCGCCGAGGATCTACATTTAATGGACCCCGACAAAGCCCGGATCGCAGCCGCCCCCGACGGCGCCGCCGTACCTGTAAGCAGGATACCAAACCCATGAACAAAGAATTGAACTCGCCGATCCGGCTCAGCGCAGAGGACAATGCCGTTATCAACCGAATTATTTCTCATCAGTTAGTGCATCTGCGCGGGATTCTGGCCAGCGTTGACGCCATTTGTGAATTCCTGGACGAATCAGATGTGCTACCCGACGACGAAGACAACCCCGCGGTTTTTGAGCGGGCCACGATAACCGGCCGCATCGAACGCGCCATCCTTGATTGCCAGGATGGCGTTTATCTGGACTCAGATGGCAGATCAGTACCTTACTGCCGCCTTTCAGAACCAGATGCAGCCACCATGCGCCAGCGCGAACTGGAAGTTTTAGCGGATCCAGATTTACAGGTGTATCTTGATCTTCTCGGTCGTACCTATGGCGGCGAATGGAAACCGCTCGTTGGCTGCGGACACGCTATAAAAACCGGCTTTTCCTTCAAAGGCATCGCCGTTTATTACGCTAAAGACGGCCCCCCAACAGACGCCGCCAGGTAGGACAAAGCTCCGCTTTTTAGCGAATCATGAATTTCTAAAATCGCTATTCATCCTTCGCCTCTCTCTCCTCATACCTCCGCGTCAGCTCATCGAGCCGGTCGCGGAATTTCTTTTCCCCCTCGGCATTTCCCGCTTCTTTCGCCACCTTAATCTTCTTCGTCAGCGGCAAATAAACTTGACCGTACCAATGGTTCAAGCGCCGGCGGCGAATGTCATCCCGCTCACTCAGTCGCTCCTTACCCAGCCGCCTCAACTTAAAGTGTTCACTGGTCATCCGGCGCACTTTGGACGGCAGGCCCAACCGGAATCTTTCCCTCTCGGCGTCATCGCGCTCCAGTTCGGCCCATTCCATCTCGCTGCGACCCCGATCGGTGACGCGCAACAGCCGGCTCAACCAGGGCGCACCCTTAATCACCGTCTCGGCATACGATTCGTCGTCTTCCCCAAACGGCCCGCCTAACACCGGCTCCAGCAACGGATGCGCGATTTGCGACAACACGCCGAACTTATCGGCCGTCCAGCTCAGCATGCGCCTGGCCGAATCCCAGCCACCAACTTCATAATCCGCCTCCGGCACGATCGGCTCGCGAAAAAATGGATCAGTCGGATTGCTCCCCATCGCATACTGCGCCCACTTCGAGACAATCTCAAACGGCGGGCCTGTTGTACCCAGGAACTCGCCGACGGACTCAAACAGCATATCCTTAGCGGCGTTCTCAGCAGATCCGCGTGTCGTGTGCTTGCCGGCCAGTTCGGCCATCGCGTCCAGCCCCGCCGAAATAATGTTGCCCATGACTTTACCGGCGTCGTCCTGCGGCAATGTCAGTACGACCACCTTACCCTCATCGTCGCCCGGCCCTTTGATCGTTCCCAGAGGTATCGCGTCGTAATTATCACGGAAATATGAACTTATGGCCTCGTACATCGCCTGAATCGTCACACCGAACGCGCCCCACAAGGCCGCTTTCTTCATCAGCGCCGGCAACAGCGTCCAGCGCACTCGATACCACCAGTAGGCCGCGGCCGTGTCCTTATTGAACGCGGCGTCTTTCTCCTGTTCCCAGCTATTCCACTTCACCTTGGAATACATTTTTACCGTGTTGGTAATACTGGTCGCCAGCCCGTATTGCTTCCAATCCGGCGTACCGCCCTTCTTGCGCACGATCATGGCCCGCTCCTGGCCTGTGATCCCGCGCTTCCCGAGAATCCGGAAGACCGCGACCTTCATCGCCGCTTCCTGAATGATCCCCACGTCTTCCAGCCCTTCCAGCAGGCCACCCACATGGCGCATCACCCGGTTGCGCGTCTTCTCTTCGTCCATCAGTCCGTGCTGTTTGAGCATCTTCTCAAACAGCTCGGCTTCCGGTGTCGGACTCTCGCTGGTCACGTCGATGTACGGTGTGCTGAGCGCCCGCTCGCGATACATCTGCTCGATTTCCGGATCATCCTGCCCCCACGCTCGGCGTATGGCCGCGCCCATCGCCTTGCCGTACTCTTTCACCACTTCGGCCGTGGTCACCTGCGGAAAATCGCTTATAGCTTGCGCCTTAGCCGCGTCTTTCGCCGTACCCTCGGCGACCAGTTTCCGCACCCGCCGAGCCCGCTGCCTGCTCATTTCGGCCTGAAGAAGCACCGCCGTCCGCTGTATGTCACGGCCGGGATTGTGTGCCTGGAACCCCGGCATCAGAGCGACCAGTAGCGGATGCCATATCTTGTATTCCCGACTGCCCAAAAACCGCCCGACATTGTCCAGCCAGCCGATGTTATGGGTCATAAACTGCCGCGCGATCGGCACCGGCACGGACGCAACCTGCACCTGGCCATCGTTCATGCGATAGAGCCATTTGCGCCCGGGCGGCGGATTGCGTTTCATCTGCCGCGCCCCGTAGGGCAGTTTTTCCACGGTCAGATCCTCTGGAAAGTCGTGTTTCAGCACTTCCCACAGCTTGTTTTTGGCCTTCTGAACCGTGATATGCCGCGCTAGCGTCCAGAACTTCATTATCGTCCCGTGGAACGGGTTAAGATTTTCGCTCCACGTACCGACCTGCTTATAGATACCGGGTCCGACCGTCGCCTCGGTCATGTGCCGGAAGATAACGAACGCCGCGTAGGTGTCTTTGTGCGGCTCGATCTTCTCGGCGTGTGCCTTGGCGCCGTAAAAGCCCACGTCGCGCGCCTCGACGGTCATATCATAGGCGATGTCGTGAAACTTTCGCGCCAGCGCCTCCAGTTTGGCGTACTTCTCGTCCCCTAAATTTCGCCGCATGTATTCAAGCTGCTTTTGGGCTTCTTCCGGCACCCAGCCTTCCGGATTCGGCTTATCGGCCCGATCGTGAATCACCCGTTGCATTTGCAGGTAGTCGCCAATGTCGTAATCGCCCATCCCGGCCTCTTGCAGCGGCTTCTGGACGTAATTGCGCATGTCGCGCAGCAGATCGACTCCCCGCGCATTAGGGTCGAACATCTCGTCCATCGCGTAATGCGCGTCACGCGCCCGCTGAAGTGCCGCCTCATCGGCCCCGCGCTTCTCCAGCCGCGGTTCTAGGTGCTTGGTAGGCGCGATCTTATTGACCATGTATTGGCTGACGGTCTGTTCGGCCATCTCGCGCCAGCTCAGCCGCGCCGCCTGGATCATGGCCGCGTTGGCCCGCACCTTGTCCGTTCCGCGATCGTACATCGCGTGCAGATTTTCCGCCCGTTGTGCCCCGAGCTGGTCGGCGTCGCCGTTCAGATTGATTTGCAGCTTGATATAGGCATCCAGCCACTCCGGCTTGCGGTTCAGGTACTCGCAGAACCCCCGGAAAAACATCGGCGCGCGCAATTCGAGTTCACCCGGCGTGTTCAGCATGACGCTCAGGGCTTGCGCGTACAACTCGCGGCTGCTGTCGCGATATTTGCGATAGCTTCTGGACGCCCGCCGGCGATCCCACGGCGTCCACCACTGCGACAGATCGACCAGCTCGCGACGCAGAACCTTCTCGTCGAGCAGTTGCCGTCGGCGGACTTCTTCCTCGATCAGTTCCCGCCAGCGCTTTCGCACTTCCTGGGCGTCCGGCGTGTGCTCCTCGATCTTCCGCATGACCTTCCGGCCGGTTGGTATTTCGCGCACGGCGGCGAACTCCTGAAGTTCTTCCGGCACCACGCCGCGTAACGCCTGCATGACAATGTCTTTCTTCTCGGCGGCGTTCAGCCGCTTGACATAATCCTCCAGTTTCTTGTTGATCTCCTGCCCGATGGTGTGGTTCCAGATGGCCTTGACATCCTCGGGCGTAATCGGTGTGCTCTCGCGGATAACCTCATCGACCTCGATCTCGCCGCCGGTGGTCAGTTCCAGCTTAGCCTGGCGCCTGAGTTCTTTCTTCTCGGCTTCCGTCAATGGTCCGGGCGCCCCTGGAAACGGCGCCATGAACCGTTCCAGGTGTCCCCGCAAACTGGCGATCCGCCCGAGTATGTTACCACGCTTGAGTGTGCCTTCCGGGATATAGTCCGTCAGGTGTCCCACCTCATGCGCCAGCACCATTGCCAGCAGTTTCGGATCTTCAGCCGCGCGTGGATCGATCTCAATATCGCCAGCCTGCCACGGCACATCGGCCTCGATGGCCCGGAACTGACCGAGTCTGGAAGCCCGCAACCGTTTGATCCGCGGCGCCCGTCCGAGTAGCTCCTTGGCGAATTGGTACAATTCGGGCATCGGCACGCCCTTGAGCGGCATGCGGTCGCCGATCTTACCTTCCGCCCTGGCTTCTTTTGGCGTCCAGTCGATCCGCACTTGCCCCTCGTCGGCCACCGCAAACGCCGTCCCCCCACCCCCACCTTTCCCCTTCTCGGTAGGACGAAGATTCTCTTCGTCCCCCTTCTCAACTTCCTCAGCCGCCTTCTCCTTCTCGACTGGCTCAACCAGCTCTTCTTTCGTCGGCACCGCCGCGTAAAACTGGTCGGCTTCGGTCAACCCCTTAATTGTCAGCCCATCGTCGCCCTTCAGCAGATCCACGTTGACCCGGATGGTATCCCCTTCCTTGGCCGTTTCGGGCACGGCGATCCCGATCGCTTCCGGCCGGCGGAAGATGTACGACCCCCCATCTTGATAGTACAGCGCCTTTCTGGCATTCTCGCCACTGCCTTCCTCAAACACGGTGAACACCGGATCCAGCGCGAATTCCGGCACGGACGCGATGAAATTTTTCAGTCTTTGCAGACTATCCCGCGCCGTGCTTAAATCATTTGCCTTCTGTCCGCGATACGCCTCTTCCCAAGGCACCACTTTCAATTCCCATTTCGGTTCCGTCCGCTCCGCCGCCCGCTGCACCGCCCGCTTAGCCACCTGCTTCGACATTTTCGGCGGAACTTTTGGCGCCAGCGGCTTGAGTGGTTTTCTTTTCTTGTTTTCCTCCCGCTCGATCCACTCCCGCGCCTTTTCCGTAGGCGCATCCGGCGGCCCGGCTTCCTGCCTGCGCCGATACTGTTCACTCAGCCTCTCGTTCGCCACCTCCCTCAATGCATCCAGTCGGACCCGGTCCATGGCAGTCAGATGATCCGGCATGTCGGACATCTCTTCAGCCAGCTTTTCAAGTTCATACCAGGGATATTCTCTGATAATTCCTCGGTACTCTTCCAGCGCTTCTTCTTCACCCGCCCGCTTCAACTCCAGCACTTCGCGTTCCAGATCGTCGATCTGCTCCCGTCGCTTATAATGTTCCCCCAGCATGGCATCATTGCGCTTACTTAACCGCTGAAACTTCGGATCGGCCAGTATGGCTTCGTGCTCCACTCTACGCCGCGCGTTCGCCCGTTTGGCCATGACCCCCTTGCCCTTGCGCCCCACCGCTTGCTCGGCTTCGGCCGCCTTCTCCGCCACACCCTCGACCACCTTACGCTGCGTTTGCTGCAAAGCCTTATAGACCAGATCCCGCTTTTTCTGTGTGGCACGATCTTCAACTTCGATCTTCTCGATTTGCTTTTTCAGCCCCTTGATCTCCACCGCCTTCCGCTTGCCAGCTTCCGGCGGCGGCACTTCCCGCACATGCCCCCGCCGCCCTGTTTCGGTTCCTGGCTCACGCTTAACCTCCGGTTCCTTGGCCCCCATTTCCCCTGTACTGATTTCAGCCGACCCTAACCCCTCCCCCTCCCCTTTGCGTTCAACCTGCGCGATCTCTGGCGTTCCTTCCCCCGCCTCCGCCGCTCCTGGAGCCCCTGGCGCCGCTATCGCCTTGTTGCCTTGTTGCCTTGTTGCCTCGATGCCTTCTTCCTCTTTGCCTTCTCGACCTTTTTCAGTGTCCCGAACACGTAGGCCCGTTTCCGGTCCCCGGTCAACCCCTGCCGGTTGGCCCTTCTCACCAGTTGCTTGTGCAATTTCACCGGCATCCTCGACCTCCTTTTCCGCCGGCCGCTCCAGCGCCGCTTGCAGGAACCCCGCGAACCAGGCCCGTTCGTCGCTCGTCCATTTATCCGGACCACCCCGCGGCGCAATCTTACCAAACGGCCCCCTGGCCGATACCGATCCCGCATCCTCGAATTCCTTCACAATCGCCCTAGCCGCCCCCGGCTCGGCATCCGCGAACTTGTTCGCCCCCTCCTGCGTCATCAGATCCGTTTTCCGCCAGGCCGGACGAGGCTCCGCCTTGCCAGTCACCTTCCGCTTTGCTTCCGGTTTTTCCTTCCGCCAGGCCATCCGCTCCGCGATTTTCTTGTTAAGGTATTCCAGCCGCTTCGCATCGTTCGGATCCAGCTTCGACGTGCGTGTTAGTTGGTCCTGCATCTTGAACAGCAAATCATCCGTCGATTTCTCGACCACGTCCCTGAAAGTCTTGCCCTTCTTGGCTAACTCCTTCTGCCGAATCTCGACCAGCTCCACGATCGCCCGCGACGCCGGCTCATCGGCCGCCTTGCCCTTATGCTTCGCGTGCAGGCCACTCAGCCCCTCTTCCGTCTGCTGCCAAACGAACCGTTGCAGCTCGGCATGCCGGGCCGCCACTTCTCGGCCCTGCCGCGCCACTTCCGCCTGGACCTGCCGCGCGTACCCGGTGATCTGATCGACTGATTTGGCCCCGCGGAATTTCTTCTCGTACTTCTTCCGCAGCCCCCGATAACCCGCGAACGTCGGCGGGATCAGCATCGACAGAATAGTTTCGGTCGTGTCCGCGCCTTCCACGTAAGCGATCCCACCGAACAGCCCCGACTCCACCGCCGTCCGGGCCCCCACCTCCGCCGCCCCCTTGGCCGGTATCGACCCGATCCCATGCAGCGTGGCCCCCATGACGAACCCGGCCCCTGGCTGACCGCCGTTGAACTGGTTCTCGATCTCGAAGGTCAGCGGCGTAGCCCAGCGCGCCGGCATCCTGGCCGGCAAGAGTTTCCGGAAGATCGCCAGTTGCAGGATGAACCCGGCCAGCCCGGTCCCGACATCGATCGTCTTTTCCATCACCCCTTCCGCTTCCGGCACTTCGATGTTGAGCGTCCCCCGCTCCGCCGCCAACTCCGCCAGCGCCAGATCCTTGTGCGTCACTTCCGGCATCGGATACTTTTTTTGTATCCGCGGCCCCTCGAAGAGCAAATCCATGAACATTTCCGGATCGTAAACGTCCTTCCGCATCTTGCCGTAACGGTCGTACTTGACCACTTCATCGAACGCTTCCAGCCGTTTGCGGAAAACCTTCTGCCGCTCGACCCGGTCGGCCTCTTCGGCATAGTCTTCCGTCGCCACCGTACTGAACCGCAGCTTCTCCACCGGACTCATAATAATGTTTAATGTCTGCTTCCCCAACCGCATCAACGGCCCATCCCGCTCCGGCTCTTTTTGCGGGTAGGCCAAAGCTCCAGCTTTGTCAGCCGCCGCCGGCTCCCCGCGTACCATCTGTCGTTCCGGAGCCCCACCGGCCCAGATGATCGAGTCTCTCATTCGCTGATCCACGATCTGATCGATCCGTTCCAGCATATCCTGGCCGGGCGCCGTTTCTATCTCGGCTGGCTCAACCTGGCCGGCCAGTACCCGGTCCATCCGGCTCAGCAGATCCGGGTAGGGCGATGTTTCACTTCGTCCAGTCTGCAACGTACTCATGGCGTCCCCCCACCCCCCAATATAGCCCGTAGTTCCATCAGCTCTTCCATTTCGGCCTGTGTCAGCTTCTTCCCGCTCTCCGCCTTGACCAGCAACTCTTCCGCCCGCGCCGCCGCCGCGACCGCCGACGAAGCCGGCCGGCTGGTTGGTTGCGTTTCCGCCGCCGCTTCCGGCTTCAACAACGACTGTAGATCAAACGGCACTTCCTGGCCCGCCGCGACATTCCTGGCCAGATCCGCAAGCAACTTCTGTCGCACCGCCGCCGCGCTTTTACCCATCATGCCCTTGACGCCCTGAAGTTTCTGCTCCATGCGCTCAAGTATTTCCTCATGCGTTCCCGGCTCAAGATCCTTACCCGACGCGGCCGCCGCCGCCGTCCGGTCCTTCAGGAGCTCGGCATGCGTGTCCGTGTACAGCTTAAAGTAGTCACCCTCATCGAGCCCGCCGGCCGCCCCGCCCTTCAACTTCTGCGCTTCGATATGATGCGGCGCGATATGCTCCAGCCCTTTATCGTCGTAGTACAAATCCATCCCCGGGTACTCCGCCCGCCGATGATACTTCGCCGGCTTCGTCCCGCCGCCCTGCCGCTCCTGATACTCCATCCAGCTCTGCAACGTGACGCCTGCCGGCATGCCGGGCTTACCCGTTTTGGGATCGGTCACCATTGGCAAACCCGTCTGTTTGTCCATCCATACTTTCCCCGGCTCCTGCCCTTCCGGATACGTCGGCGACTGGTTCTCGCGCAAGTTGATATGCCGGAGACTATTCGGCCCGTCCTTATAGAATGCAAAGCCGGTGCCCGGTACCTCAATGAAATCCCCGTTGGCCTTCAACTGCGCAAAGTGATCGACATTCCCCGGTTGCGGGATACTGCGATATTCAGCCAGTAATTGCTGCTGGACCTTATGGCGCCCCCGCAAGCCGACCTCTTTTTGCCAGGCGCCACCGCTCGCAATTACTCGATCGGCTTCCTGAAGCTGCTTGATCCGCATCCGCGTAGCCGGCTCGGCGTGCTCAAGCATCACTTCCGGCGGCCCCCACATCCCATCACCGCCACCACCGCCACCGCCGCCTGCTCGCCCCAGCGTCGCGCCGCCACCACCACCGCCCTGCAACTTGGCCCGGTTAACCCGGATCTCCTCGACCATCAAATCCTGGGCTAGTTCCTGGTCGCCGATGATCTTGTTTTGCTGCGCCTTCATGCCGGCGACGTGCTCGTACATTGTCATGCCCGGCGGCCGGCTCTCGACAATCTGCTGCGTCCCCATGCCGTATTGCTTGAAGTTATACGCATCCAGCGCCCGCTGGTCCCCCTCGATCGCCATCTGCTGCTGATGCGCCTGCTGATCCTCCATCAGCATCTTCTGCCACCCCATCTGGATACCTTGCTGCGTGGACCCCGCCCCCAATTGCAACATCTGGTTCCCCCGCGCGTATTCCTGGTCGCCGATCATTTTATCGGCGCCGCCCAGGCCACCGGCGTAGTCGAGCGCCGCCCGCATTATGGCCGGCGGTTCATGCTGAAACGTGATCGGCATGTCTTATTCCTCCGCCGGCTCAGTACGACGAAGATTCTCTTCGTCGATAACGCCAAACATCGAATCAACCAGCACGCCACCCACCGCGTAAGGCCCACCGTCAACCAGCATCAGATCACCACACTCATCCGGCGCCGCAACTTTTAGATTCTCGAAGACCGTCACCGGACCACCGGCACCCTTTAGCACGTCACCCGGCCGCACCTCCACCGCCGGCCGCCCGCCGATGGTATGCGTTTCGGTCAGCGTCACGTCACCGTGCGAGGTCACCACCTTCACAAACTTATTGCTATCCGGATGCGGCGGGCCGAGATCCTTGGCCACCACTGTATCAAAACCATTGGCACCCAATACCTGATCGCCAAGTTGCACATCTCGTAATCGCCGCGTCCCCCGCGCCGTCACCACCGGCGCATCATCCGCCAAACAGACGAACATCTTGGCCGCCATCACCGGGAGTGCCGTGCCAAACAGCGATCCAATACCCGCCGCCGTGCCAACCCCGGCCGCCGTTCCCGCCATCGTCCCACCCATGCCGGCAAGGAACGACTGCGAACTACTCGGCGCCGAGTCGCGGTACTCATCACCGGCCGATCCCACGCCCAGGTTGTACGACCGCTGCGCCGCCATCATCGGATCCGGATACTGGTTGTTGATTCCGCTCAGCACGTTGACCAGGTTCATCGCCAGGTCACCGCGCCAGCCGAGTTCGTCCTGCCAGCTCCGTTCGTCCGCCCCGATCATCTGGTCACTCAACAGCGCGTCGATGCTCCGCCGCGCCCCTTGCGACCGCTCCAGGGCACTCAGATAATCGCCCGAAAGCTGCGTCTGGTAGCCCAGTTCTTCGCGCCGCAAACCTTCCTTCAACCGCCCGACCGATTCCTGCTTCTGGCTTTCGACCCCGGCCGCCACGCCCGGCGCCATGGTCGAGCCCGACAGCCCCAGATCGACCAGCCGTTGCTGCTGCTGTGAATTCAGATTGTCGTAGTCCCGCCGAATATCCTTCTCGGCCTGCTCACCGAGCCCCTTGAGCTTTTCCATCGCGGCTTCGTAGCGCCCGGAGTAACCTTGCAGCGCCAGCGGCAGCGCTTCGTTGAGCGCCCCTTGCAACTCCTGCCGCTTGGCCATGTAAGCCGCTTCCTTCGCGGCGACGGCATTGATCTCGTCGGCCTCCGCCTTGGTCATATCCAGCGTACCGCCCGCCTCCGTCGCCTGCGCCTGCTGTTTGGGTGCATACTTCTCACCAAACGTATTCCACAGCCAGGCATCCCAGCCTTGTTCGTCCATGCCCGCCCTATGCAACCCGGTCCCGGCCAGTCCACCCGGCCCTTCCCAGGTGTTATAGCGCGCCTCCATCTCAGCTTTCTTGTGCTCCGGCAACCAGCTCAGGTCGAACTTGCCACGCACTAACGGTTGCCCGCCACCCCCACCGCCCGCGCGCCGCGTCGGCTGCGCCACACCACCGCCGCCCGCCTGCTGACCGCCCATCGGCCCCATCACGTTGATCGCCGGCGGAACCTGCCCATAGGCCGAGCGGTACACGTCTTGCGCCCCGGGCCCGCCCATCAGCGCCGCCGTGTCCACGTCCACGCCGGTCAACAGCCGGTTGGCCTGCCCCTGGCGCAAGCCCTGCGTCCGCGCCGGACCCTGCGCGAACATCTGCCCGCCGTAACCTTCCAGGTTGCCGAAGATCCCCCGGATCTCATCCAGGATGCGCTGATTGGCCGCGGTAGCTTCGTCGGTGGCATATTGCGTCCCCACGCCGCCGATCAGGTTCATAATCAGCCGCTCGATTTCGGTGTTGGCGCCCCCACCCGCCAGCCTTAATGCTTTACCCAGAAAACCCATGGCGACTCTCCACTTCTATGTGGGACCGGTTTTCAACCGGTCAATCAGGTCAGCACAAACACCAGCATCACGGTCAGGTCTTCGGCGTCACCGTTCGACCCGGCCACCGTGCAGTTCACTTCCAGATCCTCACCGTATTGAAGATCGTACTGCGCCGTATCGATCGCCACGGCCGACCCGTCAACCCACGTATCGGCCGCCCCGAGCTGGACCCCGTTCCCGCCGTCTTCGCTCGAAACCGCCACGGCGTTGACCTTGACGTTACATTTCGGCTGATTGGCCCCTGAATCCACCGATCCATGCAGCATATGGATCGACACCAGGTAAGCCGCCTTGCCGCCCCACTTCCGGGCGGAGTTGTTATCAGCGCTCAGCAGGTCAGCCGCCCCGTCGCCGTAGGTACTACCGATAAACAGAGTTTCCTGGTGGACCATTTCCGGCGTGCCGACGTACAGCGCGGTCACGTCGCCGCTCAGGGACGCCCCGCGAATGTCGATCGACGTATTCGCCACCACCGCAGCCACGATCCCGTAGTAGTCCGTCCCGCCGATGGTGTACCTGACCGGCAGGCCCACGGCCATATCCGACGTATTTGACATGGCCAGCGTGTCGGTATCGGTCGGCGTATCGGTATAGTACGCATCGAGCACCGTTTTCCAGCGCGTCACGGCCACGTTGTTGAGGGCTTCGCGGATCCCCTGTTCGGTGACCAGTTGCGTATCGACGCCTGGATCGTTGACGACGGTATTGAGGGTCAGCCCGTCCTTGAGCGTGCGGGTAGCCGCGTCCCATTGCGGCACCGAGTTCAGCGTGGTCGCCGCCGGCCCCAGCGCCAGGCTGTTCAGACTGATGAAATTGGCCACGGTGACCTTTTTGGTCACACCCGTCACCTCGACCACTACCAGATCAGTCCCGGCGATGGCTCCGGTTTCGGCGTCCAGATCGGCAATAAGCACTTCAGCGGGCATTACAAACCTCCTGCCACCAGGCGATCGTCGAGCCGTTTGGCATAGGCCCCGATGCTCACACAGATGGCCCGGCTATCGTTCGCCAGGATATGACTGTCATCGTCGGCGTTCAGGGTGCAGATCGGCGCCAGCGATTGATTGTGCGTCACGATTTTGCGGCTGACCCACGCCCGCCAGGTAGCCACGTTCAGGTTGATCGTACTACCCTCGTCGTCGATTAGCACCTTTCCCATTGGCGTACCCAGCGCGCACTCCAGCGTCAGTGATTCTTCGAGCGTTTGCAGCCGCGTTTCCATGTTGTCGAGCCACAGGCGGATGCGTTGCAGGGCTTGCCTGACCTCGTGGGCATACTCGGCGTTCGGATTGAATCCGCGCACGTAAACCGGTTCCGCCCGCCCCGCGTCGATTGTGACCGGCTCTTCCGCGACCAGCCCGGCCGGGAAGTACGCATTCGCGTAGCAGCCGCTATTAAAATACCTCTTCAAAAACATCAGCTCACATCCAACACGATCACTAACCGCTGCTCGTCGGCGTCCACGGTACACTGAATCCGGTTCTTCGTATCGTTCACGTCCCTTATGATCACTGAGTTGCCGGTAATGGTCAGTTTTCCAGCCAGCGCCGACAGCACGAGCCGAAGCGCCTGGCGTAACGTATAGCTGGTCTCGATCCCGTCCGCCCGGTCCAGGATCCCGTCCGCAATCTCGTTGACCGCGTCGGTATTAAGGCCGAGCGCTTTAACGATCACCCCGTCCGTCCCGGTATCCAGCAGGATCGCATCGATCAGCAGATCCAGCCGGCCCCCGTCGATCAAGTCGGTCAAGGCGCCCATGCGCGCCGCCGTAACTTCGTTGGTATTCGCCAGCTTCGTATCCAGATCCAGCCCGCCGGCGTCACTCACCGGCAACCCGCCCGCCGCATCCGCCGCCGCCGCCGGCAACGCCGTACCGGCCAGGCCGCGCGTGGCGCTGTACGCCGAATCACACAGCAGATCGTTCAAACCGGCCGCCCGAAAGCCGATCGTCGGACCCCGCCACGGCAGCACGCCGGTACAGTAGCCCGTGAACCAGCCGTAGCCTTCCGTATCGTTGTTGATCGACGCGCCGGCCGCCGCCGGGATCTCGATCTTGTAGATCCCGTCGCCGACGTGCGACCAGTCGTAATCACCACCGGTAGTCGGCGTCACGGCGGTTTGCGTGATTACCCCGGCCGACGTTACGAAGTTCCAGACCAGGTCCATCCCCGCCTGGTTGTAGACGATGGCCGTTTCGCGCGTCTTGAAGTCCGTATCGTCCGTCAGCGGAAAGATGTTCACCGGGACCGTTACGGCCGCATCAACGTCCATCCGGATGTCAGGCATATCGGTCTCCTTTACTGCTGCTGGCCGCGGTGGTAATGCGCCGGCGGTGCGTAGTACACCCGCATTTCGTGGCTATCAACCAACGCGGCCCCGGCTCCCACGGCATCCCACCGGGCTCGCACGGCGGCCCCGAATGTCGCCCCGCCCATGATCCAGGCGTACAAGTCGGTGGCCGCGTTGCCCCACAGATCGGCCGCCCCGCCATACGTTATGTCTTCCCAACTGCCGTTCGCCCAGGCGGTCCCGGACGCCTTGCTGTCGCCGCGCAGCGTGCCGTTGGTTTGCAGCTTGATCACCGAATCTTTGACGGAAGCGCCCGTTCCCTGATGGCGAATGCGCACCTCAATGCCCAGTATCGAGGCACCTGCCGGGATAAGACTTGTCCAACCGTAACCTTGCGAAATGAGATACGTTGTCGATGTGGCATCGACCACCGCTTCACAGCCGACGTCGTTCTTAACCTTGATTAGTGTGTGATCGTTCCAACTGTTCCCCGTCCCCACTGCCCCGCTGACTGCTGGTAATGTCCACGCCGTAACCGCCATTTCACAGTACGCCCTAATCTATAAGTTGCACGTCCGCCCGGGTCACTTTCGCCAGGATCGCCTCGATCGCCCAGCGCTGCGTCGCGCCGCCGGACACCTTGATGACCGCGGCTCCACCGAAGCCCTGGATACTTTCAACGTTGTTCAGCCCGGCCGCCCAATTCGTGCTTCCGGCCACGTTGCCGGAAGCGAACGCCGTATCCCCGTTCATGGCCGCCTCGACGGCCTCTTCCGCCGTCTCGGCCACGTGCACTTCCCAGTCCGCCGCCCCGCTGCCTTGCGGCAGCGCGGCCACGATCTCGTCCAGCATGCCGCCGTAGCCGTCCGGCCCCAGCGCGATCGGCCCGTACAGCACGTAACTGTCGATGGCCGTATCGTCGTCGTTCTCGCACTCGTCCCGGAACATCCGTGTGTAACCGTCGCGGCAACCCAGCAGCACGCCGTTGTCAAACGCCGATTGCGACGTGTGCCGCATGATCGCGGTCGGCTCGTGGTCATCCGCCAGACTGACCGGCCAGAACCCGCGCGACGACCAATCGAACCACCAGTGTCGCCGCTTGCGCGGATCGCCGCCCGTCAGAAACAAATGTACGCCTTCCGCGAAGCTGTCGTAGCTCATCAGCACTTCGTACTGTTCGGGATCCACCCGCTTCAACTCAAGCGGCAAGGGCCGGTCGGACAAATTTTCCGGCGGACTGGACCCGTCAGCCGGGACCACGAACAGCCCGTCCTGTCCGAGAAACAGGATCAGGTTATTGGGCCCGTAGCACCACGCCCCCATCGAGACAATTCCATGATCGCGGCTGAAGTTATCCAAACTACCACCCAGCGCCGGATCACCGCGCAAGATCCACAGTTCGTCCGAGCAACCGAAGATCACAAAGTCATCCCCGAACGGCGCCACCGCCGTGATCGGTTTACCAAGTAGCCCGGCGTCGGCCACCGGCCCGCCGACCGCCCGTTGCGCGTCGTTTACGTCAGCGCCGATGTCCCAATCCCACGGATTGTTCTGCCGGCACATGTACCAGACGTGCTTACCCGCCAGGATGATGCGCGCCCGGTAAGTTGCGATCAGATTACAACCCACCGGCAGATTGCCCACCATAGGTATATTTAGTCGTTCGTACCAAGGCATCAGTAGGTCGGTCTTTGGATCATAAACTTTTGGCCCGACCTCGATGCTGAACGTAACCGGCCCGGCGCTACTGTTGACTGGATAGAGTCTCAAATATCGCGGATCGGTTCCGAGCACACCGCCAATTCCATAAGTCCCGGCGAGCGCGCCGCTGCTGGGTGTTTCCTTTGATACGGCCACCAGATCCACAAGTTGGTCGATTCCCACCGTGTTCCAATCATCCACACCATCGGCTTCCAGGAGCGTCCCGCCGGTTCCCTGCGAAATGTCCCCGGCGCCCCGCAATACCGGCGTGCCACAATCGGCAATGTACAAACTCTGGCCGTACTGGGTGGCGTGCATTAACCGATCGCTGGCTAACGTATAGTCACTTGCTACCAACGACAGGTTGCCGACTTCCTTCTCACGGAACAGCCGCCCATCGCCTGAGCACACGATAATGCTGGCTTGCTTTTCGACCGTTTCAGTCGAGTAGAACATCTGCCGGAACTGGCGGAAGAGCGCCACGTCTTCGTCATCGACCACCACCGCGCCGAACCCCATCGTCTGCCAGCCGGTTTCCGGGTAGGTATAAGCCGGGCTCGCGGCCACAATGTTGATCAGCGTGACACCCCGAAAGTGCAGCGCAATAAGCACCGTGTTGGCTGTATTATAACCCACGTACAGACTCATCCAGCCGGCACACGGGTAGGTCGTACTTATTGCGCCCAGCTCGCCCGGCTGACCAACATCGGTACTGTCTACATTCTTGGTCAAAGCGCCGACGTGGTCATACGTTTTTACGTTGGCATTGATATTGCCATCGGCCGCCATCTCGATTTCCGCCACGATCCCGCCGCCCGGATTACCTGTCGGATCGTAACCACCGTTCATCAGCCCGGCGTACAACCGATATTTGGCCCCGCGATAGGCCCCGTTGTACGGCGCGATGAACGCCTGGACATAGTACCGGCCCGATTCGACCTCCACGTTTTGCAGTGGTCCGACACAGCCGTCCAGGCGGGTGCCGTTGCTGTAGGCGATTCTGGCCCAGCCGTCACCGTTGAGCGTCGGGAAACTACCCATCCAGGTGGGAATGGCCCATTCACCGCTCAGGTCGCGGCCGGCGAAATCGTCTTCGTACAGGTCGAAATCGTCGTCACGCAGGTAATTGACTTCCGCCATCAGCCGCATGGCCGTGGCGCTGGCGTGTCCCCGATGTGGCTTCATCAGCCCCGGCCGCACCCCGCCGCGCGCCCGGCCCTCGATCGTTTCGATCGGGCGCATGTTAAGCGCATCGGGCGTGGTATAGGGCGGCTGCGACTGGTAGCCGCCGCCCCGATGCAACCCGCCCAGCGGGAACTGCAATTTACGCGGACGATAAGCCACAAACTCACCTTTCATGGGGAGCATCGGCGTCCCGCCGGTATTTCCCGCGGCTGCACCATCTGCCCGGCGAGACGCCGACGCTCCCCTCAATCCTCAATCCTAGCTGGTCAGCGTCTTCCGCGTGTACTCCAGCCAGACGCCGTAGATATACAGTTCGTCGGTGGTCATCTCGCCGTTGGTCGGGTCGAACACGAGGGTCAGCGCCGCCGGCGCCGCCGGCACATGGGTTGCCGCGATGGTCATGCTGTACTCGGTCAGCGTCACGCCGCCATCCACTTCATCGTCCGTACCGGCGCAGTCGGTGTCACCCTTATTGAAGTACGCCTCGTTGACGATCACCGGCGTGTCGGTCGCACCGGCCATATTGGCCAGGTAATGCACCACCACATCGGCCGAATCGTCCAGGTCTGGCGGCATCGGGATCGTGCAGCCCACGGCGGTCTGCGTGGCGTTGCCGTCCCACGCCAGGACGATTTCTTTGTTCGCAAGCTGCTGGAAGCCCGGCGTAGCGCCGCCGGCCGCATACTTCGTCAAGGCCGTGCCGTCTTCCAGCGTGAACGATCCGAGCGGGATCGGTACAAACGCCTGCGCGCTCTGAATATGCTGGAACGCTTCCTGCAAGGCGCCCTCGATCGTGGTCGCCGTGATCAGGCTGCCGGCGTCGGCCAGCTCGGTCGGCGCCTGCGCCTCGAAATCGCACGACGCTCCGGTACCGACGTTCTGGTACCAGGCGTCTGCCCGACCGGAAGCATCCGTGTGGATAAACAAGCAGCCCTTGGCGTAGCCCGTACTGGCCAAGGTCGGCACGGTCGGTCCCCAGGCCAGCAGGTGCCCGGCCAGCGCCGCCTGATAGAGGACCTTGCCACTGGCCTCCATCAGCGCCTCGTTCAATTGTTTGTATAAGTTGTGTTCCGACATCGTCTATCACTCCTGAAAGTAAAGGTCCAGCCAGGCGAAATCGATTTCTATCGTCGCGTCGCCCGGTATGCCATCCGTGAACTGCCACACGATCCCCGTATTGGCGTGTTGCCAGTTGGCGACGGTCAGCGCCGCGACCGCCGCGCCCCATTCGGCCGTGAGTGTGTTTTTCAGATCGCCGACCACGTAGAGTTGCAACCCCGTCCCCGCCAGTGTGCCAATATCCGCCTTGCGGTCGGTACCGATCTGAGCGCCGGCGTGATCCACGATTTGCAGCAGCTTACAAATCGGCGCGCCGGTCTGCGCGGCGAGCATATTGAAAACCACGCCCGTTATCGTAGCCGCCGCCGGGATGGCCGCGCGGCCCATCAGGGCGGCGGCGTAGAATACCTCGCTATCCGGCGCGGCCCCCGACAGCGTCACGCTGGCCTCACCGCTGCCGGATGATTCGATATGGCTGGTATCGGCCCACGGCACGTTGCCCGGCGCCTGACTGTTCTGATAATCCGGCGGCAAGCGCAGCACGCCGCGCACCAGCGCCGGATCGATCCCGCGGTAGAACAGCGGCATTCGTCGCCGTCCGGTCAACCGTCTGGCTGTAGGCCATATCACCGCCATTACCCTCTTCCGTTCTTAGATCGCGCCGGCCCCGCCTTCATAGTTCCGCACCGTCTCGCACGGCATCAACTGGAACGAAGGCAAGGCGGTCGGCGATTCATAGTACAGCCTGGTAAACCCGGCCGGCAACACGATCGACTGATTGGCGTGCAGGATGATCTTGCCGGCTTCCGCCGTCTTGTCCGCCGTCGCCGCGCCGTCCGGGCTCAGCACGATAATATCCGCGTCCGCCACGCCGCCCACGGTTTCGCCGTTGTGCGACACCGCGTAGGCCACGTGTTCCTCCAGGTCGATACTGGCCTGTGTGGTTGACGACGCCAGCACGTTACCGAATTTGCTTGCCGCTGCCATAGTACAGCTCCTATTGCGTAACTCCGTTGACCACTACCGTCACCCGCCGCTCTTTTCGCGGGCTCCGCCGGCGCCGCGCTTCCGCGGCCAGGTTGCCGATAATCCGCGGCCCTTGCCGCAGGTCGTTATCGATCGCCGCCCGTAACCTTTGCTGCGCGTACCCGTTCTTTTCCCCGTACACCCCGAACCGGAACCGTTCCGCTTCCGCGTCGAGCACCGCCAGGAACGCCCCGGCGAACTGTGCCCCGCCGTAGGGATACTCTTCGTTCGTTTTTGCGATCTTGACCGGCTCCACCTTGTACATGAAGCTCAGCGTATAGACCTGGTCCGGTTTCGGCGCGAATTTCACACGCCGGATCTGGTCGGTATCGCTGTCGTGCGCCACCGATACGATCCCGAAGATTTTCGGCACGCCGAGTGTCCCGGCGTACTCGACCAGTTTTTGCCGCACGCGCGCCACGCCGACGTTCTCGATCGGGCTGTACCCCACGCTGGCCTGGTACTCGAACCGGTCCAGGATATGCCCGAAGTCAGCCGGCAGCTCGTAGTCTTCGTACCCGTAGATGGTGAACGCATCCGCCACGTCATCATCGTCGCTATCGAGCGCGCTGCTCAGCGTGACCTGACTGGTACTGGTCACCGAAGCTATGGTGTACGTGTTCTCGGAATCCGTGAACTTGACCGTGGCCCCCACCATCGCCGTCGTGAATGGTGTATTGGTAGCATCTTTGAGCGTAGTCCCGGTAGTCCCGGCGGTAACTTCGGCCGTCGCCACCCCGGTTTCCAGCGTGGTCTCGACTTCCAGGAAGCTCCACTTGTGGCTGACCCGATCGGGCGGGATTGGTTCGGGGTAATACAACCGTCTTTCGGCGTTCTCGATCACTTCGTCAATGTCGAGCTTCTGACCGGCGGTATAGTCCGGGCTGCCCCCGTAGGTTTTGCGCCCGTACCCCAGCAGCCGCCCGGTCCGTTTAGCCGCGCTTGCGTGCTTCACCGCCAGATCAGCCATACTTCACTCCAGCACTTGTCAGGGTGCTTCGTCCCTGATCTTCTCGATCTTCCCTTCCGCATCCGGCGGCGTTTCGACGCCCACCAGATCCTTTTCCGGCATCCAGCCGGTCACGATCGTGACCAATTGATCTTTGTCCAATGGCCCGGCGTTAATTGCCCGGCTGCGCCGGGCCGCGTCTTCGATCCGGGCCAGCAACTTCGCCGGGATCTCAGCCCCGCCCAGCATGGTCCTGATCTGATTCCGCTGCACTTCCCCAATCACCGACTCATAAAAAGGTTCAACCCGCGGTCCCATTCATCTTCTCCTTCTTCAGTAGGACGAAGTTCCACTTCGTCAGTCCAGTAGTGCGATCAGTCCAGTAGTGCGAAGTTCCACTTCGCACGGCACCCCGACCCCCAAGCCGGCCGGGCCCATGCCCGACCGGCCGTGGGAGGGGAAAGAAGCCAAATTTACGATTCGGCTGTACCGTGTGCGGTCAGCGCACGCCATTCCTGGCCGTACCAGATCAAATGCACATCGTCAGCCGCGCCATCCAACGTCAGAGTTCCCAGTGCTCCACCAGCCATTGTGAAACCACTTGTTACCGTGATGACCCAATCGCTGGTACCCAGGGCCGCGATCAACTTGAAGCCCTTCTTCTGTCCGTTGATCACGCCGTCGGCCAGCGTGTCGGTCGCGTTACCGTTAGCCAGTGTCACACCGCCCAAAGCGTAAGTGTACCCGCCGACCATCGCCGCCGACGCCGCGTTGTCGTTCAGGTCGATAAACTGCTGCAAGCCCGACTCTTCGCCGTCTTCCAGCAGGCACAACACGGTCAACGGTCTCTTACCCAGGACGAAGTAACCAACCTCCATCGTACCGCCATCGGAAGCGGCGGCGGTCAGCGTGATCTGCGTTTCGAGATCGACGCTGGCCACCACGTATTCACCCGCCGTACCGCTGTTGGTACCGTCGCTTTCAACCGTCTGGATAAATACGCGGTCACCGGCCACCACGCCGTTCGTGATGAACGTCGCCGAGCCGTCCGTCAGGATCAACCCGGTCGCGTCCAGGTACGCATCGGCCGCCAGGCTCAACTCCAACACGCCACTACCTTCGGCGGCGGTTTTCAATGCCAGGGCCGTACCCCGACCACCAAAACCCTGCAACCCGAAGATACCCGGCTGACCGGCCCCGACGCCGCAGGTCATACGTGTCACGCCAACCGTCGTGGCCACGCTGCACAGCACTTCGCAAATGCTGCCCGGCTCATAGATCCGGATGCGCTGGCCGCCACTGACCGCGTCGTATGCCTCGCACGTCACGCCGGCGAACCACATGTTGTTAGTTGTGGAAGGAAGTTCTACCCGCCGATCGCGCCGCTGATCCGCAACCGTCGCGGTCCCGTAGTCGCGGTCATAGCAGAGACCTTGACCCTTGAGCAACGCCACCGAACCGGTGAAGAACACTTCCTTGATATACACCTGGCCCTGTTTGTCGTAGATCGGATTTCCGACTACCATTATCTCACCATTCCTTTCATCAGCTCCGACTAGATCGCCGGGCCGATCAGAATGCCGTTCTGCCTTCGATCGCGACAGACCAGGTTGCCTTCCCCGTCGATAAACACTGCCAGCACCGTGTGCTTGTTAGCCACCGGTTGCGGCTTGCCTTCAACCAGGAACCCACCCGGCTTGACGCACCACTCGATCGTGGACCAATCGACCGCCACGATCTGCTGATTCGTCTTGGTGTCGAGTGCCGGCACCCAGCGAACCGGGTGCCGCTTGAAGATCACCTCATCGAAATACATACCCAGGTCCGGACCATGGTTGTCATTCTGCTGACGGGCCCGTTTCTCCGCCGCTTCCAGCGTGTACTCGTCTGTGTAGTACACCTGCTGATCGCGGGCTTCGGTGTAGTTCTCCTGAGTCGGCCGCGGTGCGATGAAGTTAGTCTTCCGGTGCATCCGCGCCCACTTCTTGATAAGGTCATCTTCCCCGAATGTCGTCCAGGAGTGGGTCCAATTCCGCCACTGCGCGTGCGTCAGTCCACCGGAAGGATTGGCGTGTCCGCTCGGCGTGATGCCGCCGAACTCGCCCGCACCGGTAGTTGCCGATGCGCCGGTGATTTTGCTCACGATCCAGTAGAAGATTCCAAACGGTGTCAACGTGTCAGTGTCGCCCGGCGGATCGGCCCAGAATTTCGCTTCCAGGTACTTGACCAGCGCCGCCTGGCCCTGCTCGCGCCGGATCTTGTACAGATCCAGAATGCGGACCGGGTCGGTGTTATGGTCAATCTCACCCTGGTCAAAGCTGAAATTCGCGGTAACCTTTTTCCACTGCACGACGACTTCGTGCAGACCGTCCACGACGGCCAGTACGTCATCGTCGTACATGGCGGTGGCCCGTGCCGAGCCGTTGTCTTCGCCCAGCACGTTCCGCCGAATATCCGTTCCGGGCAACTCTTTAGTCGCCTGCTCGGTCAGTATCTTGGGGGCCGCGTGGTACCGCTGAAGCGTGTACATCAAGGTGGTGTACTTCAGCCGGTCCAGCCCTTCCTGACTTGCCAGCAGGAGATCAGCCAATTCCGCGATCGTAATCACGAAAGAGCCTCACTTCCTGCGCTGTTTATAGGATGTCGGCTAACCGGATCCGCGATGCTTCGCCTGCGCCGCCGCGATCTTTTCGATCGCTTTGCGCTGCTTCTCGGCGGCCGTAGTGGCCCCCGGCTTGCGCGCCGTCGGCCTTGGCAGGCTATCTTCGTTGTATTCATCGATTTCCCGGTTGGCCTGGTCCTTCACAAGCGCTATGGCGTGCTCGTAAAATCTGCCGTTAAGTGCTCTCCGGAAAACTTCATCTTCATCCGGCACCTGTCCGCCATTTTCGCGCATCATGCCATTGCTGATCGCGGCCATCGCCTGCCACAGGTCCGTATGCTTCTCGAATTCCGGATCGCTCTCCTGGAGTTTTCCGACGGGCTTATCGCCGAAAATCTCCTGCCAACCGGGACCCAGCTCCTTGATCCGCTTGTCATGCCGGCTCATAAACTGCCTGGCGTTATGATTGATCTGCTTTTGACGGTCGGCCAGAAACACCTGCTCCATCTTGGCCACGCGCTGGTTCATCTCTTTGTAGATGCCCTTCACGGCGGCGGTCAGCGTTTCCTCGGCCACGTCCTCATCAATCTCACCCAGGTATTTCGGCATTTCCCCCGTTGGCGTGGGCTGGACCTCGACCGCGGGCTCCGTCGCGCCCGCGTCAACCCTGGCCGGCGGCTGCTCGGTTTTTAACGGAGCTGGCTGCCCCGCCGCCGCCGTCCATTCCATGCGATCCAGCAGGATCGGCAGTCTATCCGGTCCCGCCGCGGCGATCATCTCGTCGGTATATCCGAACTTCTTCGCCCGTTCCTTGAGCTGATCGCTGATCGCCGGCTTCTCCCGCGCTGCCTTTTCGGGCGTCGGTTCATCGCGGGCCGGAATTTTCTCATCGGCCGCGGCATCCTTACCCTTTTCCGGCGCAGTATCTTGTTTGCCCTTCGCGGGCTTCTGTTCTTCAGGCTTCTCCCCCGCCTTTGCGGCAGGACGAAGTTTCACTTCGTCAGCGTGGCTCCCACCAGGCTCCACCGTTTCTTCGGCCGGCGGCAGCCGGCTCTCGTTAATTTGTGCCAATACGGCCTTGACCCCTTCGAGCGCCTTCGCACTCGGCGCGGGCACGGTCAAAACCGCCGTATCACCATTTTGCTCTTTGCCTTTACCCATCGGTTCACTCCGCCAACCCTGGTCAACAAAAAAGGGCAAGCCGCGCTTTCGCGACTTGCCCAACCAGGCCGCTTCGTGTGTGGGCCGAAGTATTTCGTTAAGCGACCTGGCCAAAGGCCGCCCGGCCCGCTATTCGTGGTCCGTCGCTACTCGCGACGGCCCGCCGCAGTCTCACCGGATGTCTCTTTAACGTCGCTCCAATAATTCCGCAAGGGGTACCCCGGAATTTTATCCGCCACGGCGAACCCCGCCGCGTGTTTGTGACCGCCGCCGCCGTACATTTTGGCGATCTCGGAAACGTCCACGCTGCCCTTCCCCCGCAGTTGGTAGACGTACTTTCCATCCATAAACGACCAGCTCGCCACGAATCCATGCCACCCGGACACGCCCGAGAAACCTTCCCAGACTTTATCATCGATCAACGGCCGTTCCGACTGCGCCTTGGCGTACAAGCGCACGATCATCCGGTCGCACACGTCGGAAGCCAGCATATAGGGCGCGTTGACGCACAGGCACTCGTCCGGCCCGATGGCGACCTTGTCCAGCTCGATCACTTCCGGATTCTTGATCAATTGGATCGCCGCCTTCTCCTGCCACCGCCGGATCGCGATACCTTCCTGGAACAGCGTATCCAGTGGCTCCACCCGCACCATTTCATCGAAGCCCGCAAAATCAAAGTCGTAGGCATACAGCGCCGCGCAAATTTCGCGCGTCTGATCCATCCGGAACCGCCACAGATCCCGATCCTCGATATGCCGCAGCAGTTGCGGCACGTCTTCGCCCGGGCAGAAGTATTTCCACGCCAGCACGGCCCCCGACTGGTTCATATCGAAGATACAATCGTCCAACCCTTCCAACTCGCTGGCGGCCGACTGGTGATGGTCGATCACCACCACCTTCCTCATCTTGCGCCACTGCTCGATCTCTTTCCGCGGGATACTGTAGTCCACCAGGTAAACAGTAGCCCGCCCATCAGCCCGCAAAGACGGCACCTTCCCGTACCCCGCCGGCATGTATTCCGCCCGGTCCCCGAATTTCCGCCAGGCCGCGTAAGCCGCCCCGAACCCGTCCAGGCACCCGGCGTGATAGATCACCACCGGCCTGTCGCAATCCTCATCTTTTGTGGGACCGGTTTGCAACCGGTCATTCTGCTCTTCAACCATCGTCAACCTTCCTTTCTTCTACGGCCGATACTGTCGATAGCACGCATCCTTGTCGTACAGCTTAAAAAACTTGCTCAATTGATTTTCGTGATGCTGATTCTCCACCCGCGCCCTCCCGGTAGCCGGATCGAAGTGCGTCGGGATCCCCGCGTCGGCCAGCATTTTCTCGTCAGCCCTGATATGTTCCGGATTCGTACCGGTCCCAAACGTATCCGACCAGCGCGGCCACGGATTCGCCGCCCGCGGCAATCGCCCGGCAGCGCTGGTTGACCCGCAATGTTCGCACACCCGCGCGCCATCCGCGCAAGCCGAATACATTTTGCAATGCCGACAAATGAACCCGCAGATCATTTCTTCGCTTCCGCCGCCGCCCGTAGTCGTTCCAGCAAATCCGTCTGTTTTTCAACCATCGTGGTCATCCGGTTGACCGAATGATTCAACGCGCTAATGGCTTTGTCCAGGCCCGGCGGCCGGAACACCAGCGGCCGCCCGTCCGCGTCGCTTTGTTTGTGCAAGTCCGTCAATTGCTCGACCTGCGTGCCGATTTTACAGATTTTGACGTAACTATCCCCGTTGCTCCCCTTCTTCCGGTAACTCAGCACTTCCTTGATCAACAGCAGCGCGAAAATCCCCCCAACTCCGAGTTCGGTAGCTATATCTGGCAACTGCCCCAGCATAGTTACCCCTTTAACCGGCTGCCGCCAGTGCTCCCGCGTTCTGCGCCTGCGCCATGGCCCCGGCCATGTTCGCTTCCTGGCCGGTTCGCGACGGCGCGGCCGTGTTCACCCGCTGATGCGTCCGCGTCGTATTAGCCGGCGCCGGCGCCGGCTCGTTCGCGCCCGTTGCAACCGGCTCCGTACTCACGATCACTTCGCTCAGTTCCGGCATGTCGTACATGCGCGCCAGCTTATCGATCAGCATGCCCATATCGAACGACTTGCCCTGCCGCATCATCTCCGGGTATAGCGGCTGGAGCTGCCCCAGCATGGCCATCAGGGCTTGCGCCCGTTCGCCCGGCGACCGGTACGACAGGGCGTAAGGCTCGATCTTGATCTCGTAGCTCAGCAGATCGCCCTTACGGTGCTCCGGCCCGAAGCGCACCGGCACGGTCAACCCGGGCACCCCCGGTATCTGCCGCTCGAACACGTGCGCCGTGACCGGATCTTTCCAGATATAGTGCCCGATCGTCCGGGCACACCACTGCACGGCCCGCAAAACCCGCTCGGAAATATCCTGGATGAGCATCCCGGCGCGCTCATTTAAGATCCGCTCCTGCCCCAATGTCCCGGCCGATGGCGACAGGCCGCCCAGCATATCCAGGTTCCCGGCCGTCATAAAGAACCGGTCCACCAGGTGCATGCCGTAGTTGAACGTCCGCGCGTCCACCCCGCCCAGGCTGTAGCCCTTGAGCAATTCCGGCGACATGACCGGGATATAATCCCCGTCTTTGGAATGCAGGATCTTCTCGCCGTCTTCCCTGGCGTTCATCGGGCCGGCCAGGATATTCCGCTGCGCGTCGGCCTGGTCCTCCATTTTGCGGTACATATTGTTGGCCATGCGATGCAACTCGCTCAGCATGGCCACGCTGGCCAACGGCATGATATTCCGCGGCACGTCGCCGAACCCCAGGAAGTAGTACGGCCCGCTGCGCGGGCCTTTGAACTTCCACGTCTTCAACGGCCTGGCAGCATCGTGGCCCCCGTCGATGATCATCGTCTGCGTGGCCGGCAGGTACGTTTCCCAAAGATCCACCATATCCACCGGCCGGTCGTCCTGCCTGGCCCCCCTGGATGCGTCACCCGCCCGTTCCTCGCTATCGAAAGTGATTTTCTGCAATGCTTCGCGTGCCTCGGCATCCCACTTCTCATTGCTCCTGGCTTCTTCGAGTGGCATCTGGAACCGGTGTCCGCGGTACTGCGTATCTTTCCATCTTTCCGCCTGCGTATCGTGGAACCAGTCGTCCAGGTCGATGCTATCTATATACGGTTGCCTGGCCTTGTAGCCTTCCTGCTTATCGATCGAGCCTTTCAGGATCCCGACCCCGAAGAACGCGCCCATGACCGCTTCGCGGATGGTCTCCTGCAACTCCATTATGGCGATCCGCTGATTGATCGAATACTCGAAGTGTGTCGCCGTCGTGCGCAATTGCGGATAGTGCGTGCTCAGCATCACGCGCGGGTCTTTACCGACGATGTACCGGGCCCAGATTTGCACGGCCATCGTCAGCAGCGGCATCGGCACGGCATGTTCAGTCCCGCCGTCGCCGTAGTTCCCCCCGCAGTATTCTTTGATGGCGTACAGACGATTTGATCGGTTAGTGGCAAGTTGCTGAAATGAATTTTCCCGCGCGGCTGCCAGCCGGGCGAAGTCATCGGCATTGTTTGGGTCCATTGTTCCGGACCTCCAAACGCGCCGGCTGGCCAGCTTGCACCAACCAGCCGGCGCTACGAGGAGTTCACATCGTCCGGCAGACTATCCCCGCCACCGGCGTCCGTCAACCCTCAGGTAGCGCAAAGTTTCACTTCGCACAAAAAACCGCCGGCCGACCCTGGCTGCACAAGGCCGACCGGCTTTCAGAGAAGGTGTGCTTCACACCCGGCTTATCAAAAGCTGAGTTCCAAATCAAGCAGAACGAAGTTTCACTTCGTTCATTCCACCCCCTCGCCTTCAGTGCCGATTTTCAGCTTATCCTCCTGGTAGATCGCGAGCAGCCTGGCCAGCGATTCCGTTTGTACGTATGGATTGCCGGCATTGGCGCTCAGCAGGATCAGAATTTCGCCATCGCTGCCAAATTTTACTTCATTGAACATACCCACGTTCAGCGGCAGTTTGAGATACCCCATTGCTTCCACGTCGGTCGCGGACAGGGCATCGACCACCATCTTCACCTGCTGGCGTTGCATCTCCATCTCTTCCGCCGTCAGGCCCTTGGAGCAACCCGACAGGAAGAGCAACCAGAGCAGCGCCAGCACCACACCAACCATTTTCCACATAGCATTCTCCTTTCAAGCAGGACAAAGCTCCAGCTTTGTCAGTCAGTTAGA